CGTGTGAGCCACATGATTGAAAACATGTGGATGGATGGCCCTGCAGGTTATGGAAAATTAAAGATACTACCCACACCCATGGGCGAGTTGGTAAAAACCATGCTCACCAATGGTGTGAAACTAGGTGTTAGCAGTCGTGGATCAGGTAATGTCGACGACCGCAACGGACATGTCAGTGACTTTGAAATCGTCACTGTAGATGTAGTTGCTCAGCCCAGTGCTCCCAACGCATATCCCACAGCAATCTACGAAGGCCTGTTAAATCATGCCGGCGGAGCTAGACTGTTGGAAATGTTCAAAGACCCGGCCAACAGCAACAAAGCACAGAGATACGTCAAGGGTGAAGTAATGCGCCTGATACGTGGTCTCAAGATACAGGAGAAATAAGCATGTTAGATGCTATTAAACCGTTACTAGATAGCGAACTGTTAAGCGAAGAAGCTCAGCAAGAAATTTCTGAGGCTTGGGAATCCAAGTTAAACGAAGCCCGCGAAATAGTGCGTGCAGAACTCCGCGAAGAGTTTGCACAACGCTATGAGCATGACAAACAAGTGATGGTAGAAGCCCTGGATCGTATGGTAACAGATGGTTTGGCAGCAGAACTCCAGCAAGTACAAGCTGAAAAGCAAGCACTGGCTGAAGATCGTGTCAAGTTCCAGTCCAAGATCAAAGAAGATGCAACCAAGTTCAACAACTTCATGATCACCAAATTGGCCGAAGAACTAGGCGAACTGCGCAAAGACCGCAAGACACACAGCAACGGAATGGAAAAGTTAGAATCATTCGTTGTACATGCTCTTGCACGTGAGATTCAAGAATTTGCAGAAGACAAACAAGATGTGGTCAACACAAAAGTTCGTCTTGTGCGTGAAGCTCGCGCCAAGTTGGAACAGCTCAAAGGTCGATTCGTTGCAGAATCTGCCCGCAAGATGTCCAACGCTGTTAGCACACACCTCAAGGCTGAACTCAACCAACTCAAAGAAGACATCCAAACTGCTCGCGAGAACAATTTTGGTCGTAGAATCTTTGAAGCATACGCTGCAGAATTTGGTGCAACTCATCTCAATGAGAAGCAAGAAGTTCGCAAGTTGCATGACATCATTGCAAACAAAGATGCCAAGTTGGCTGAAGCCGTCCAATTCACCCGGAAAGCAAAAACTCTGGTTGAATCAAAAGAACGCGAAATACGAATGATCAAAGAGTCCAATGAGCGCGAAAGCACCATGGATGAATTGCTCCGTCCCCTCAATGAGGAAAAGCAAGAGATCATGCGTAATTTGCTCGAAAGCGTACAGACAACCCGTCTGAGCAATGCTTTTGAAAAGTATCTACCAGCAGTGTTAGAAGATCGTTCCGTGAAAGCTCGTAAGGTAATCACAGAATCAGTTTCTATTGCCACTGGCGATAAATCTGCCCGCAGTCCAGATGCAGATCAAGCGGCTGACAACATCAGCAACGTGATCGATCTAAAGCGTTTGGCAGGGCTGTAACCCAAGACATAATATAAGGAGACTTAAATGTCACAAGAATTATTAGAAGGCCGTTGGGACGAAACCAAAGACGCACTCTTGGAAGGTTTATCCGGTACCAAGCGTAACTCGATGAGTGTAATCCTCGAAAACACCAAGAAGTACTTGCGTGAAAATGCAAGCTCAGGTTCTACAGTATCTGGTAACATCGCTACATTAAACCGTGTGATTCTGCCAGTGATCCGTCGTGTAATGCCAACAGTGATCGCTAACGAGTTGGTAGGTGTACAACCAATGACAGGTCCAGTAGGCCAAATCCACACATTACGTGTTCGCTATGCTCAGTCTTTGACAGACAACAGCATTGCTGCAACCAGTGTAACAGCTGGCCAAGAAGCACTTAGCCCATTCACAATCGCTACAGCGTACTCCACAGTTCCAACAGCTCAAACTGTTGCAACAGGTTACACTGGTAACAACACAGCGAACATGGAAGGCACAGGCGGTAAGCAAATTTCCGTACAGATCTTGAAGCAAGCTGTTGAAGCAAAGACACGCAAGTTACAAGCTCGTTGGACATTTGAATCTGCACAAGACGCACAAGCCATGCATGGCATTGACGTTGAAGCAGAGATCATGGCTGCTCTTGCACAAGAGATCACAGCTGAGATCGACCAAGAAATCCTGTTGAGCCTACGCACATTGGCTGCTACAGAGTTTACATACAACCAAGCTACTGTATCTGGTACAGCAACATTCGTTGGTGATGAGCATGCCGCTTTGGCAGTGTTGATCAACAGAGTTGCTAACTTGATCGCTCAGCGCACACGTCGTGGCGCTGGTAACTATGCTGTTGTTAGCTCTGCTGCGTTGACAGTATTGCAATCTGCAACAACCAGTGCGTTTGCTCGCACAACAGAAGGCACATTTGAAGCACCTACAAACACCAAGTTTGTTGGTACACTCAACGGTGCTATGCGTGTGTTTGTTGACTCCTACGCGAGTGACAGCACTGCTGTTCTGGTCGGATACAAAGGTTCTAGCGAAGCTGATGCAGCTGCGTTCTATTGCCCATATATTCCGCTCATGAGCTCAGGCGTTGTATTGGATCCAACAACATTCGAACCAGTCGTATCATTCATGACACGTTATGGCTTCGTTGAGTTGACCAACACAGCATCCAGCTTCGGTAACGCAGCTGACTATGTTGGCGAGATCGCAGTTCAGAACTTGTCATTCTCCTAATCAGAGAAGAAACAAAACTACCCAGGGATGGGAAGGCAGAAAAGCACCGCAAGGTGCTTTTTTGTTGATCAAATTAATTTACTCTAAGCCTTAGATTTTAAACCAGCTGAGATATTGATGGATCCGGTCAGTCACTGAGGCCCAGTCGCCGCGGCTGGGTTGCCTAAACAATTGTGCTGTCAGATACCAAGGGCTAGAATCACGGTCCAGCAACCAACGCCAGTCTACAGCCTGTGCTCCCAGCATGATCCAAGTAGGGCGGCCCAGGGCCGCACCCAAGTGTGCCATAGCCGTATCTACAGAAATAACCACGTCCAGGGTCGAAACCAAGGCCGCGGTGTCAGCAAATGTTTCCACCGGCAAATTGTATTCAACCACTCCGGCCGCAACTAACCGCTGTGTTTCTTCCTCAGTGGCATCCATTTGCAGATTGATCCAGTCGTAGTTGGGATTGCGCTGTATCAGGGCCAGCATGTGATCTAGATCCATGCCTTTGTAGCGATTGACCCAGGTGTCTCTACGACCCGACCAGCAAAAGCCCACACGTAACTGATGCTTGGGGCCTAGATGTTTGAGCCAAGCACGATACCGTCCTTCGTCAGCAATTAGATAGCTCTGCATTTGTGCTAGATTTTCCAAAGTCACACCCAGCACACGTGGCAAACTCATGATGGGGATCCAGTAATCAAAAGACTCGGGCGTTTGGCCAACATCTACAATCTGATCAAGTACAGGACTATCGCTGAACAATGGTGCCAGATTACGATTGATCTGCAAAACAATACGAGCACCCAGTTTATGCAAGTTCCAAATAAATCTTATAAACTGGATATTGTCTCCATGGCCTTGCTCGCCTAGTACCAGGATAGTCTTGTCCGTAAGATCTTCGCCGTTCCACTGTGGCTGAGAAAATGCAGGCAAGGTTCCAGCCAGGTGTTCAAAGTTCCAACGATGTTCGTACTGCGCCCATCCCAGGGCATAGTTGCCTTGCAACAAGTAGGCCACGGCCAAATTAAACTGTGCTGTGGTGGCATTGGCAGGATTCAGCGTGATGCTTCGTTGTAAAAACGGCACAGCACCCGCAGGGTCGCCCGATTCACGCAACACATTGCCATAGTTGTTCCAGGCATGGCTGTTGAGTCGATCCTGCACAAAAGCCTGTGCATAGTAGGCCAGAGCCTGTTCGGGGTCATCATTTTCTCTACTGGTGTTGCCCAAGACTACTAGTTGATCTGCGGTCATGGCAATATTTAAGAACTTGTGCTAGATGCTGTATAATTTATGTCATTGCATAAATACTTGTCAACGCAATAAGGCGTTTTATGCAGGCTTTACCCCCTGCGTAGCGGTTAGAACCCGCATTGGGCTTCTTTAAAGGAGAAAACAAAATGGGACGTCCTCTCAAAATTAAAAAAATCATCGAAGGCGCAGGTCTCGGTAAAGACATTGGATTCAATGCGTTTGATCAATTGACCAATCCTACTCTGCCAACCGGTGGTGCCATGAACAGTGATCAGTATCTTGGCGTGGTCGGCGGTGTACAACCTGCAACAATTGCCACAGCTGCATATCCAATTGTCAAGTGTGAAGTATTCATTGCCAACAGCGCCAGTGGTCAAACACCTGGTTTGATCATACGTCAAAAAGGCTCCAGAAAATATCTGGTAGCCACCACAACGCCCATTGATCCAGAGAATGCTGTGATTGGTGGATCACCCACAGTGAG